CCCCGCCCAGCAAGAGCAGAACCAATACCACACGCAAAATACTCACCTCCAAAATTTGTGTTCCATCTACCTGCCGACTTACTGTCCACCGCAAGTGAAACATCAGAAAATATTTCTGTATATCCATCGGAAGCTATGAGGTTTCTCACCTTCCGTCCGAAGTCTACCGCTAGGTCTGTGGTGTGTGACACCATCATCACCTTCTTTCCTGGGTTACGACCAAGAAACCAAGCGGGATAAAATATACTTACAAGCTGTGATTTACCATGACGTGGGGGTATGTTCACACAGACACGGTCTTTACTCCCATCCTCCAGTGCCATGAGCTGATCTGCCAGTATCCTGTGATGCCTACCAACTTTGTAGTCGGGCTGCATTCTCTTACAGAACTCTATCAGGTCATCGTAAGCTGCTTTGTTCTTGTTACGAACAGATAGCTCATCAACAATCTTGTCGATCTCTGCCAACTCATCAGAGTTGAATGAATCCAGATTGTCCAACATATGCTGAATGTCAGCATCCGAGAAGTCCATGTCTTTAGCTAGAACAGCTAAATCACTCATCGTCTATCCCTAATTCTTTATCCACGTCTATGGGTGTGCCGTCTATCACGATGGCTTCTTCTACTGGCTCAGGATTTACAAGCCGCGTAAGTTTCTCACGTAACCTGTCTTTCAGATCATCCGTAGTCTGATGTGTGATTGTTACTTCTGACTTCTCAGCGAATAACCCCACATCGCTGATCTTGCCCAGTAACTCCAAAGCTCGGATGCGTACCCGTGGGTCTGGATTCTCTGTCTCTTCGATCAGCTTGTTTGTAACCAGATGCCGTACCTGCGTTGCACTCTTGACTACAGAGTGACCAAAGTCTTTTAAGATTCTATCTGTCATGACCAGTGTAGCGGGAGTCAGGTTCGCCACCCGATTCGGCGTTGCTGCCTTAGATGTCTTGTCAGGGTTGTCTGCGTATGCCACTGCCAGTGCTGCTGCCACGTCCTTATCTTCTTTGTTGGGCTTTATCTCCAACCCGTTCTCATGCAGGTGCTTTGCAGTCTCGGATGCTGCACTCGCCTTAACCGCAAGGTCTTTTAGTTTTGTTTCGGGCCGCATAGCGACACCCTTCTCTGGTTCAATATGTATTGCCATTCTACCCACCTTGTTTGGCTCATTATAAAAAATTTTTTCAATATATCAATCTGGGACTCATATTATATTTTTTGAATATGTAGGAGGGTGGGGGTACGAACTGTGCCGAAAAGGGGTGGGGGGTAGGCTAACCTATTGATATTACTACATTGTTCTGTACCGAACGTATTAGAAACGTAAATTTTTGTGCAAATCTTTATTATACAGATAAATAGTACATGCTGTTGTGAGGGGGGGATGGGGGTAGGTGGGGTCAAGAAAAGTAGTGATTCACTACTATTTACACTCTGGCGCGTCTGATAATAAGACAAGGTACGACAAAACACGTATAAAGAACTTGTCACGGGGCAATGACGCACCGCGACGCAACAATAACTGTCAAGCAATGGAAGGATACATCATGACAGATACAAAACACAATATGCCTAAACTAGACAAAGAAGTTGCAACAAATATCAGTAACTATTCACATAATAAAGTTACTGGCGATAAACTAGAGCATAGCATGGTTGCTACAATGCAAGCGGCAGGCTTTGTCTGGACGGATTGCATTTCGCCTAAATCGGCAGGATCAACAGCGACGGAAGAGACGTTTACGTTTCTCAAAGATGCCATTGCGGCAGGCTTCCCTAAGGGCGTTCAAGAGTTATGCAATATGACGTCCAAGGCGGCAGGCGATAAGCAAGTAGATGGTAGGAATAGATCCTACTGGTCTAGGCAACCGAACTCGATTGTTGCCGCAATCGGTCGCGCTCTTAAAATTAAGGAAGAGATCGACGCCGAGATCGCATCGGGCAAGGCGGGTAAAGATACCAAAACTCGCACACCAGAAATGATGGTACGTGACGCACTAGCCGATTGCGTCAAGCGTATCAAGAACGCCGAGACGTTCGAGTTCGACCATAAAGATATGACCCTAGATGAATTGATAGGATCACTAAATATGTTTATCAAACATATCGGTTAATACTAACGCCCAGAGCTTTACGGCTCTGGGCTTTTTTTGTGCCTTTAATTTGGTAGTGTTTCACTACCCCTTCGATGCCAGTTCTCTAAGCAGCACTGCGCCACACGTTTGCCAGGGGATTCAAATTGAACTGTGCCACGTGACAACATGTTGTTGTGTGTAGTGATTCACTACCCTTTGGAGACCAGTTCTCTAAGCAGCTTTGCGACACAGCACAATGTGTAGTGTTTCACTACTATTTTATAATGTTCCGTAGAATGTTCCCTAATGTTCCAAAATGGGGGGTCTGCAAGTTATTGATTTTATTATAATGTTCCTAATGTTCCTAATGTCCCTAGTAAAAAAATTATGGGTACGTACGCGAGACCCCCTTCTTTTTGCGATGTTCCGCTTTCCTCGCCACACATTTTGCCCCCCTCATAACCCCAGAACAATGGAACATTGGAACATTACTTTTATTACAAGCACTTACAGCCACCACCAACGGAACATTACGGAACTTTACCCATACACCACGATAGCTAGGGACTTTACCTCATACACTACGCTATACAACCATAGGTCACGAAAACTTGACATTTGCTAAGTTATATGTTATAGTCATATCAGTTGTCAGGTAATCGACAACGTGACTAGCAACAATCAATCGTAGTGATTCACTACAGAAACGGAGACAACATGGCAAAGCGTACAGTAACCTGTCAAGCTTGCGGCGAGCAGTATGACTATCGTCGTCGGCAACTAGGCTACAATTTCTGCCTAGACTGCGGAGACTTCAAAGCGGCACAAGTCCGTTCGTCATGGTGCATTGCACCTATCGCTCACAAGCAAGGGGCAACCCTTGTCACTAACAAAGCCGATTTACTCGGTCTCAACAAGTATTCAAACTAGGTCAATGGAGGACAACATGAACGCAATGGATACAACAATCGAGAGTAGTGAAACACTACCAAACGAAGCACCAACACTCGCATCATCAGCGATGCTAGTCGAGGTCAACATATCTAACTGGACTGGTCGTAAGAAAGACAAAGCAGCGTCGAAAGATGTGACCACTAGAAACAACGCGAACGATGGTGTCGCGTCTGTCCACAAAGCATTACTCGCAGACAGCAATAACTTGCGAGCGATCCAACAACACGTGACAGCAACTCGTGCCGCGCATGCTCACATGACAATGCCATGGTCGAACTCTGGCTTGCGTCTGTTACCGACAGCGCAGTACTTCAAGTATCAACAGACCATGACCGATATGCAGAACGAGTTCGAGCGATTGATTACTGAGTTCATCAACACCTACAACGATGAGGTGGTCAACGTACAGATGAAGCTTGGCGACTTGTTCTCACGTGAGGACTATCCCACTACAGGAGATCTGGAGCGTAAGTTCGGGTTCAGTATCAACTACATGCCGCTACCAGATGCAGGTGATTTTCGTATCGACATTGGCAACGAAGCACTTGCCGAGGTCAAGCAGCAATACAGCGACTTCTACACCAAGCAGTACAGCACAGCTATGAATGATGTGTGGACACGTCTGCACAAGTCGCTCACCAGTATGTCGGAACGTCTGGACTACACAGACAAAGAAGACAAAAAGATTTTTCGAGACACGTTGGTTACTAACGTCACTGATATGATCGAACTGTTACGTGTGTGTAACGTGACAGGATCTAGTCAAATGACAGCCATGGCTAACAATCTCGAAGAAGCCATGTCGGGTGTAACGCCTGACGCATTGCGCGAGGATGATTACTTTCGCGCCGAAACCAAAGCAGCGGTGGATGATGCGATCAAAGCACTACCATCACTTGATATATAATCGTCTATGGAGGACAACAAATGACTAATCAAGCAAAACAAATGTACGCACTAGATCTAGACCAGTGCATGGAACTAATCAAAGCGGTTGGCAACAGCCGTACCGTTGTGCTGCAAGGTGATATGGGTACTGGCAAATCGTCTATGCTTTACGAGATTGCAAAGCAGACAGGCTTCAAGCCGATATACTTTGATTGCACCACGAAAGATCTAGGTGACATGATGATCCCATCGCTACAGTCTATCGAAGAAGATGGATGCGTTCGGATGATACCTAACGAAGAGTTGGGCGTTCATCTCGACGAGCCAGTGATTGTCAACATCGACGAGTTCGGTAAAGCCAATCCATCGGTCAAGAACGGTATGCTGCGTCTCATGTTGGAGCGCAAAATTGGTAGTTATTCACTACACCCAGACAGCATTATCTTTGCGACGACAAACAAAGGTAGCGAGGGAGTTGGTGATCTATTGCCACCACACGCACGGAATCGTTTGACTGTGGTGCAAACACGTAAGACCAATCACATGGACTGGATTGAATGGGGTATCAACAACGGTATTGATGCAACCTTACTTGGTTGGGTCAAAGACAATCCACAGTTGATGGCATCGTTCGAAGACGTGAAAGACCCAGACGAGAACCCATACATCTTTCATCCGCAGCAGCAACGAGCAGCGTTTGTTACACCAAGATCTCTTCACGCGGCATCGGACATTCTCAAACAGCGGGAAGCGTTCGACGATCAGACATTGACCGCTGCGTTGATGGGTACGATTGGTGATCGTGGCGCGATGGATCTTATGTCGTTTGTCAAACTGGCAGATCAGTTGCCTAGCTTGCAGTCTATCAAAGACACGCCGAAGGACGCTAAAGTTCCCAGCTCCGCCGCCGCCGTATGTATGGTTGTGTATAGAACTCTGGCTGCGTTGGAGAAAGAATGGCTCAACGCTTGGATGGATTACTTGCCGCGTCTCGACACCGAGGCACAAGCACTGTTCGCCAATGGTGTTCGAGCACCGAAGTACAGCAA